ACCGTCTTCTCACCTGCGCTGAAGTTAACAAGCGCACCCCCATTGCTGGAGGAAAGCACCGTATCACGCGAGAGAGACGTGCCCGCCGCCGTGTAGGTGCCGATACCGACTTCAAACTGAGACCCACCAGTAATGGTGTAGTAGGTGGTGTTACCGTTGCCGATGGCTGCCCCAAACGATTGATAGCCCACAGTAGGCGTACCAGTGAGGGTAACGGTACCCGTCCCTGTTGTTAAAGTCAGGTCTTGTACACGATCAGCGAGAACGAGGGCCATTGCTACCTCACATCAGGTTTCGGAGCTTGTAGATCGTCGTGAGATAAACTTCCGTCACCCCATCAATGAGGTTGGCTACCGCCCGGTTGCCCTTGCAGATAGCCTCGTGGTTTTTCTCGATCCACTCAGCGTCTTCGATCAAAATAAGCAGGATGTCATCCGCCTTGGTCTTGGGTGCTTTAATAGACCCAATCAGTTCGAACGCACCCTGATACGCCTCGACGAGCTTGTCGATGGCGTCGATCACCTCATCGTAGAACTTGCCGAGTGCTTCATGCCGCGAAAACGCACCGACCCCATTAGCGGTCCAGTGTTCGAAATGCGCCACGTTGCGAGCGTAAAACACTCGGCTAATAAGTTCTTCGATCATCAAGCAATCCGGATGATGGCCGTGGTGTTAGTGGCGGTTGGGAAGATGATAGTGAAGTCACCCGCCGTTGCCGTCTTGTCTGAACCAAAATCCAACACGCAGACCGAGGCGTTCGTAAGCGCCGTGTTGGCGTTCGAGTTAGCCGAAGGCGTGGTGTTATAGATCAAAGCGCCACGAGCCGTGATGGTCGCGTTAGAGAAGGTAAGGTCACCGAAGTCAACAAAGCCCGTACCCGTTTCCGTGTTCGTGTTGACTGCCGTTGCACCGAGGTTGGTCAGCGAGCCGCCGCCAGCGGTGTAGTTGGTGCCCGACGACGAAACTTCGTTTGACGAGGTATACGCCGTGGTGTTTGCATCAAGCGAAGCGGTAGACGAGTACAGCGCCAGCTTGAACGTGTCCGCGCCAGTGTCGCCCGTGGGGCGGAAGTCGTGCACAGCCAGCATAAGCTGAGCCTTGAAGCTGGTGCACATTGCCTGCGTGATAGCCAATGTAGGTCTCCTTAACTGTCTAAGATGGGGATGAACTCTGAGTGCCCGGCCTTGTGAAATTTGTTCACCAGAGTCACGTTATGGGACCGGACAGCCTCGTGCAGGTAATGGACGAGCACTTGACGGATGGAGTCCTTGAACGCCTCCGCTTGGTCCCTGATAGCCGGATGTGTGCTGCCCCCAACATAGATGATCTTGTCGAGAGCACGTTCAGCAATCTCTTCGGGCGTGAAGCCACGACCTTGCGTGGTCATCACCATCACGTCGCCGCCCAGCATTGTTCCTACGGAATCAATCATATCACCTCACCGGGTACCGCACTTGTTGACTGCGATACATGTCTTGACGATTCTTCCCTTCGCCAAGTTGCTTGAGCATGGCCAATGCTTCGTCGTACCGTCTTTGGTATCCGGCGATCACATCAGCTTCACCCTTCATGAACGTATACGCTTCTAGCAGCGCGCCGTAAAGGAGCGCGCTCTCAAAGTTGTCCCCAAGCCACGACGTACCCGCAGTCACGATAGACGGCGGGTAGTAGAAGTAGTGGAGTTCTATGCTATAGTTTTGATCGGGGGTGGGCCCGAGGATGAAAGAGTCTGCGTCAAAATAGGCGTAGTACGACGGCGGCCCAGTCACGTTGGGGTTGGGGAACGCGGAGCGGATGAAGCTGACGTCCTTGTTTAAAAGAAACTCGTAAGACCCCGTGTTGGGGTCAATCACCGCCATCGAGAAGGTAGAAAGCCAGTCTGAAGGGACCGAGAGATACTTATTGGTAGCGGTGCAGTTGCCCGTCACGTTCTTGCGCAGGTCTAGAAGCTGGACCGTATTGAAGATACGCTCTTCGGCATTGATGATAAACGTGTCGATCTGCTCAGTCGAAGTGAGTCCACCCGACCCCGCCGTGTCCGGGAAGTCGTTTTCGGTGTAACCCTTAATTGTTTCGACAAGCTGAGCGTAGTTCATTAGCCCATCTTCTTGCTGCTATTCGTGCCCTTAGTAGCTGCACCGGTCCCACGAGTCTTCACGGTCTGGGTATTAGCCACATTGTTCGGATAGCCGCTGTTGCCCAAAGGCTCGTGAGACGGCTTGGGTTGGTTATATTCAGCCATTTTTATCGACCTTTCCCATATCCTTGATTGGCTTCTTACCGCTCTTCTGGTTTGCAACCTTAGCAAGGTTACGCCCGAGCTTCATCATCTGGTCGTTAGTCTTACCGCCCTTAGCCATGTCAATTCTCCGTCGTCTGAATAGTCACGGTACCGACCTGACCATTGCCTACTAATGTATCAGGAAGACCCCACAAACCCAAGGGGTTTTGAAAACCTACTGGGTCCCACCCCCAGTGGATGACGCGGCTACCCTGCGAAGGAGTACCAAACGCGTCTACATCTGCGGTCGGTAGCGTGTTTGGCTGCGTCCGAATACCCGTCAAACCAGCCTGCCAGAAGGTCGTATCAGGACGTGGGTTACGGATAGCCTGTGGATCATCCACCGGGTACATGCCAAGTTGAAGCTGCGGCTGATCCGGCTCCCAACAGGAGCGGCACACTAGGATATTGACGTTCTTCGTCTTGATGACGAGCGACCTCAGTTCTTTCAGCTTGAAGCGAAAGCCACAGCGGTCGCACTGCGAAATCGCGTACTTACCAGAGGCGAAGCGATTAGGCACTTACATCCTCCCTAACTACCGAAGCCGTCTTCATCGACGCCCGGATGTCCCTAAGTTTTTGTCCTATCTCCATGCGTCGGTTATGAACCTCGTCAGGTAGGGAGTTGTAGGGACCCGCATATTTCCTACCGTCTGCCGATGTAAGGGGGTACTGGAGCGCTAACTCTACTTGCTCCTTCTTCACTACCACATAAGGAGCTATGGTTTCAAGGAACGCTATCGCATCTTTACTACGTACCCGCCATATGTAGCATACAGAGTTGTTCATGTTGTGTCGGCGGCTCGCGGTTATCGCTGCTATATTACCGCCAAATTGCTCCTTAATCAGATTAAGGCATGGAATAGACGTCTGAGTAATCGACGCAGTTAGTGAGTTACGTACCCCACGCCGGGTGTTTTGGCTCTTAGCTACCTCAACGAAAACAGAGCCTTCGCCGTCAAAAAACCCCGCAACCCACACGATAAAAAGCAGGGGAGTGAGCATAACACCTACTCAGTAGAACATTATACGCGGCGCGAGACGCAGCGGTGCTTTTTCGCGGTCTTCGTCTCCGGCCTGCTCCCAAGCTTCGTCATACATACCCTTGAGCATAACGGAGCGCTCGAGTGCTCCGGGGATTTTAAGCGAAAGATGGTACGCGAGCCCTGCAACCATAGCGGGCAACATGCGGAACGGGATGTCTTGCGTGGTAACACCTTCACCCGCGTCTTGGATACGACGCAGCCGGAAATACACGAACGTGTAGAAGTTGTTCTGATCCGGGGCAGGCCACACGTTGATGCTCGGATACTGGATGCCAGAGGGGTTCTGCGCACCAGACTGACGGTTGATCCACACCTGAATAGGCCGACCCTGCGCGTTCTTGTTAGGGATCGTAAGGTAGGTATCGGCGCTGATGCGGTTGATGTTGATGTCCGTCTGCGACTGCCCCGACTGAGTGCGGATGACGTGGTCAAACAGGTCGATGGTATCTGCCGGCAGGTCATAGGCGATCTGCCCCTGCACCATAGCGATCTGCCCCTGCTCGATGGTCCAGAGGTTGATGCCCTTGTTTGCCCACTCAATAGTCAGCAGGTTCAGGCTGCGCCGCGCCGTACGAAAGTCATAACCCGTACGCAGTTCAGCACCACAACGCTCAAAAGCCTCCTCAATGAGGAGGTTAACATCAAGATTAAACGCTGTGGTACTGGATGTCGTCATTTACTTCCTCCGCGCCGCTTCCACGCGCTTAGGCGCACCGGGAGGCTGCCCCAACCGTTTCTTCTGCGCGATACGCGTCTTCTTTTCCGCCGGAGTCATCTCCGACGACGTCTTGGGGGTCTTATCAGAAACACGCTTACTGGGTCTACAGTAGGGTGTGCCGCGCTTCTCACCGGGCTGACGCCCGCAGGCTTTACCCGTACGGACGTCCTTCCAGTCTTCTTGGAACCAGCGCTTAAGCGACGCGCCTTTCTCGGTTTTACGAACTGCCACCTTTGTTACCCCAGTTCTTGGCACCGACCTTGCGGCACTTAGAGATAGCACCGGAGGCGTAGGCCGAAGGGAAGACTTTGTAGCGCGCCTTGACCTTGGAGTAGCACTCATCCTTGGCGCTACCGCCTTCAGCCATGCGCTTTGCCTTAACCTTGCCGCCCTTGGCGTACATGGTGACCTTGTCGGGGTTATCCTTCCGACGAATAGTCTTCGCCTTTGGCATCTTAGACGCCATCATAGCGCCCATACCCCGACAAGGTCGCATATCAGCAGCCCTTCATCTTTCCGCCCATGGCCATCTTCGGCATCTTAGCCTTGGTCATGGCACGGCCCATCGTGTCAGGCGACTTCTTGGTCATGGCACGACCGGCCTTATCGGCCATCTTCTTCATGCCCATCTTCTTGTCCTTCATCTCGAACTCCTTACCTACCTTAGAGGAAACGCCCACCTTCTTGGCGAACTTGGGGTTGTTGGCTACCGCCGCCATGAAGCTCTTCTGCTTGGGGGTCTTGCTAGGCATGTTAGTCCTTCCCGAGAAATTTTTGCACCGTATCGGTCTCATAGATACGAATGCCAGTCCAGATGATGGTGAAAATGGCGGCAACAGCCGGAAGCATGTCCATTATAGTCCCAACAACGGTAACCATAGAGACCGCGTCCAGTAGGGTCTTTGATTCGTCAGTCATATCAGCACTTCCACGCGCGAAGAGATTTGTTGATACGGCTATTGGGGTCGTTAGCAGTCTTGGATGATGTCAGCTTCTTCTTCATTCCGGACATCCGGGCGCAGAATGACTTCTTGCGGCTACCACCTTCAGGCTGCGGGGCCTTGAGCCCCGGCTTCCCCGGATTGGCTTTGTTGTAAGATGCACGCCCCTTGGCGTTCAGCCCGCCCTTTTCGGACTTGCCTTCCTTACGCTGCCAAGCCGGGGTCTTAGCCATTAGCAGATTCTCCCTTTGGTGTGACCCTTCTTGGCAATGCCATCAGCGCGCTTGGAGACGAAACCGCCCTTGGCGTACTTCGGCTCTACAAGACGGGGCTTTGCAGCGGTACCTGTAGCCTTAGCCGTTCGGCTGATGGGGTTTGGCGTCTTACGCGCCGCAGTCTCTTCGTAGCCCCGCTCGTTATCACGCATAAACTTACGGATTTCGGCGTCCGACATACCCGAGGTAGCAGGTTTGCCAGCTCCGCTCCTCATCGGCATACCCGGTGTCCGGGGAATAGCGCGGCTAGCAGCGGCGGAAAGGCTGGCTGTGGTCGCCTTGCCAATATCAGAAGCCATTTTAGCTTCTTTCTTGGCTTTCGTAGCAGCCAGACTGCGATCTGCGGCCCTGTCGTTATCACTCATAAACTTGCGAATTTTCGTGTCGTCGAGACTGCGATTTGCAGCTCGGTCGTTGTCGCTCATAAACTTACGAATTTGCGCGTCCGACATACCACGAGTAGCAGGCTTAGCTGCCAGACTGCGATCTGCGGCTCTGTCGTTGTCGCTCATAAACTTACGAATTTGCGCGTCCGACATACCCGAGCGCGCAGCAGGTTTAGCTGCTGCCGGTTTAGCTGCTGCCGGTTTAGCTGCTGCCGGTTTAGTTGCTGCCGGTTTAGCTGCTTCGGGGCGAGGAGTGTTGCGAAAACCTATCGACTCGCCAAACTTGCGCATAGACGCAAACGGATTTCCTATGTTTTGAAGACCAACGCGTGGTTCTTGACGCGCAGCAGGCTTAGCTGCCGGTTTATCTGCTTCGGGGCGAGGGGTGTTGCGAAAACCTATCGACTCGCCAAACTTGCGAGTAGAGCCAAGCACGTTTTTTGAATTTTGCAGGCCAACGCGAGGCTCCTGACGCGCAGCGGGTTTAGTTGCTGCCGGTTTATCTGCTTCGGGGCGAGGGGTGTTGCGAAAACCTATCGACTCGCCAAACTTGCGAGTAGAGCCAAGCACGTTTTTTAAATTGTGAAGGCCAACGCGAGGCTCCTGACGCGCAGCAGGTTTAGTTACTTTGTTCCTAGCCGAGGCGTCTGCACCCCTGTCGTTGTCGCTCATAAACTTACGGATTTCAGCGTCCGACATACCCGAGGTAGCCGGTTTAGCTGCCGCAGGCTTAGGCTTAGGCTTGGGCTTAGCAGCCGCAATCTTGGGAACTGACAAGTTCATCCGGTCCAGCTCGCGCAGGTTCTCACCGCGACGGGCAGCGGCTTCGAGATCAATCGCCGCACCGGCCATACCGCCATCAGCGTAGCGTCTCTTAATCATACCGCCCTTCTTATGAGTGCCGCCTTCAGAGCGATTGGCGCTGGCGATGGTCGCGGCTTCACTCTTCGTGACCTTTGCCTTCTTCAGCATCTCATCCTGCGCCCTAGCAGCGGCGCGATCAGCCGGAGTTGGCGTGGGCCGCTTCGCTGGACCACCAGCACCAAACTTGCGCTTATGCATCATATAAACCGTCCTTTCGTCTTACCCTTGGTGACGCAGCCGTCGGCGCGCTTGGAGGCGGTGTCGCCCTTGGCCATCTTCTTGACCATACCGCCCTTACGCATCATTGGTTCTGCGGAATCGGCAGCTACCATTGGCTCTCTCACCATTGGACGACCGGGCATAGCGCCAGCAGCTTGTTCTTGTGCGCGTTTTTTCTTGGCGAGCAGCATACCTATGGCACCCAAACCGCCGCTACCGGCGATTTTGTTGACTGCACCTTTGTTGGTGGCTGCGAGTCCAGCTAAGCCAAACATACCGCTTTTCCCAAGTTTTCTTAGAATGCTCATTACGCTACGTTCCTCTGCGGAGGGACAACCATCGGGTAAAGGATATCCTTACCGTAGTTGCCGGTGTATTCCTGCACGCCCATGTGGCCTAGCGAGATTGACGGGTCGATCCAGACGTCGAAACCGAGTTCACGTGCACGGTCACAGAAGAGGAAGTCTTCCCCCATGTAACCTTCTTCCGTAACTTGGAAATCAAACATCGCAGTGAGCGTACGATCCGAGCGAGTATCATAATATCTCCACTCCGGATGGGCTGCTGCCATCTGCTCAAAGACCTCACGGCGCACCAACATGAAGGCAGTCGCCACACGCTTGGCACGGACAAGGCCCATACCGTTCATCGTGAGTTCGCCGTTCTCGTCATAGTCTAGCGTGGCGATGTAAGTCTTGGTTTCGCTGCGGGTGCGCGGGACACCAGCGATGATGCCCTTCTTGGGGTCGGTGCTCCACGCCATAAGGCGGAAGATGTCTTCAGGCTCGAAATTGATGTCCGAGTCGATAAACATGAGGTAGTCGCAGTTGGACTCCAGCAGGTCTTGCGCCAACAGGTTGCGGGCACGGGAGACAACAGAACAGCCGCAAATGCTACCGATCTGAATATCAACCCCGTGCTGCGCAGCCTGTTGCGCAAAGCGAGCGAGCGAAACCGCCAGCTTCAAGGACACCTTGAAGTCGTATGCGGGCAGAGCAACGAAGATGCTCTTACCTGCTAGGTCGTAACTCTTTTGCGCCTGCATAGGTCACCCGTAGAAAACGGTAATGGAAGCGGTGTTGGTCAGCGTACCATGCAATCCATTTTCAGCGAGCACACCCTGATCTGGCACTGGGATAAAAAAGTCACCCGTGTCAGTAGAGGCGGAAGTTGCCAACGTGAACAAGACTTCACCGCCCGAACCCGAAGCTACAACCACAGAACCAGCCGAAGCACCGTTTTTAACATAGATGCCCTTCACACGGGTGCGGAAGGTCACGTCGGCGTTAGTCTGAGTTTTAAACATGCCGGTGGCAGCCAAAGGCTTAGTTACTTTGACGTCAGTCTGCATCGCCATCGGATTTCTCCTTCTTAGAGGTTACCGATTAGGCTACGGTTGTTCCGTAGTTGGAGACAACCATCCAGCCCACAGTCGTCATGAACTGAAGCGTGACAGCGTCGCCCACAGCGTCGAAGGTAATCGTGGTGTAACCCGTCTTGGTGGTCGGGGTCAGAGTGCCGTCGCCGCCGTCAACAACCATGATAATGGTCAGAAGCTGACCGTTCGTGCCGTTGGCCAGCGTTAGGGCGTTCGCCGCAGTCGTGGTCAGGCGTACAGTCGAGGCAGTTACCGGCACAGCGCCAGCGCCAGAATGGGTTGTAACAGTGCCGAAC